TTTATAATATATTAGAGAACGAACCGATTGAAGAAATCCCTTTTGCTATGGTTACAGCAATTCCAATGCCACACAGGTTTTTTGGTTTATCTATTTACGATTTAATTGGTGATGTGCAAGAAATTAAAACTACACTTCTTAGACAAACGCTTAACAACGCATATTTACAAAACAATGCTAGAACTGTTGTTGTAGATGGACAAGCAAACATTGATGACATTTTAAACTCAAGAGCAGGAGGTATTGTAAGAGTAAAATCTCCTGGTGCAGTAACTCCTCTCCAAGCACCAAACTTTATGCAAGAAGGTCTTGCTATGATTAGTAAGGTAGATGAGATTAGAGAAGCTAGATCAGGTGTATCAAAAGTTCAAATGGGTTTAGACTCAGATACTATTAATAAATCTCACACAACAGCTACAAGTTCAAATATTATGATGAATGCTTCTACTCAAAGAATAGAATTGTATGCAAGAAACTTTAGTGAAGGCATTAAAAGAATGTTTCAAGGTATCTTAACTCAAGTTTGTAAGTATCAAGATCAAGAACGTATTATCCAATTAAGAGGAAAGTTTATTCCTATGAACCCTAGAGAATGGGTAAACAGATATAACGCTACAGTACAAGTTGGTATTGGTGCAGGTTCACAAGATCAAAAATTAGAAGTTTTAAGTAGAGTTCTTTCAGTCCAAGAAAAATTAATTGGTGCAGGTGGTATGGGTATTGTTGATCCTCAAAAGATTTATAACACCTTAGAGAAGTATTTAGAAAATGCAGGTTACAAAGATGCAAGTCAGTTCTTTAATAATCCTGCTAATATGAAACAACCACAACAACCTAAACCTGAAAAACCTGATCCAACATTACAATTAGCACAAGCAGATTTACAAAGACAACAAATGAAAGATCAAGCAGAAATACAACTGAAACAAAAAAAATTACAACTTGACGAACAAAAATTAGCATCACAGTTATTAAAAGAAGATGATGCTACAGAAATACAAAAAGAAAAACTAGCAACACAAATATTACAACAAGGAATGAGAAAAAATGGTTAGCCCAAACAGCCCTACAAACTCACAGTCTATTATAGATAAATTTTTAACAGGTGGATTTCAAACAACAGATTCTACTAATCCTTACTTAGTACCAGTAGATCCTTATGTTCCTCCTTCGGCTGATCCTGAAGATCCTGTTCCTGATTGTAGTGTATTATTTCCTAACGAAAACAGAGTGTATGATCCTATACAAAAAGCCTGTGTGTTAGTAGAAGAAGAAGCTATAGGTGATGATAGTGATGATAAAAGCCCTCAAGAAGATCCTAATCAAGCATTATTAAGAAAAATGCGTAATGATCCTAATACAGGATTTGGTGCATCAAATATTTTAGATGATTATATTACTCAAGGAATGGGTGATGGTACATTTTTAAAATTTGATCCTAATGTAGGAAGATTAGGTGCTGGTTCAATTAGCCCTTTTATGAATTTTGGAGGTGGTTTGTTAGATGCAATATTGATGCAACCACAACTTAGAGAAAATAAATATAATGATGCGTTAAAATTTATGCAAGAAAATGCTTATGGACAATCAGTAGGTAATGATTTGTTTAACATTTTTACACCTCAACAATATTACAGAAATGTATCAGGTAATCCGTTATCTCCTAAAGTGCCAATAACCCCTCAAGGTCAAAACTTAACTGTAGGACAAGCTGTTGAAGCGGCTGTAAATAATGATTATTCAAATGTTTCAAGTGGAGGTTCTCCAATAGCAGAAGATTTATCAGGTGGTTTGTTATACACCTCTCCTTTAACTTCAGTAGATTCTAGTGGTAATAGGTCAAGAAACAATGATGCTTACAAAGCGGCAATAGCTAGAAACATAGAACGAAATAAAAAGAATGAAAGTTTTAATGGTACAAGTGGATTTTCTATGAACGTAGGTGGAACTGGTAAAGCAGGATTTTATCGTGGAAGATAAAGAAATTAAAAGAAGCGACCAAGCTAAAAGAATATTACAAGATGAAATATTTATAGAAGCAGTACAAAAGATTCGATCCGATTTAAACTTAGAATGGTTAAATAGCGATCTAANAAATTCAGAACAGAGAGAAAACATTTTCGTTATGAGGAGAATGTTAGAACTTGTTGTGATGCAACTACAATCAGTCATGGAGACTGGTAAAATCATAAAAAAATAGGAGTAATTAATGGCAGAACAACCAGTAATGGAATCTGCAACAGAGACTCAAACTGAGTCTGTTGCACCAATGCCCAGTTCTCGTAGTGTGAACGAGACCGCAGAACACTTGAATAACTTACTTAATACGGAAGCCTCTAAGACTCAAGAAACTGCAAGTGAAGAATTAACAGAAGAAGTAAGCACCCCTGAAACGGATATTGACGAAACTTTTGAAGATGATGAACTAATAAATCAAGTTGAAGCTGAAGAAACAACTGATAGTAATCAGGAACTTTATGCTATTACTGTTAATGGACAGGAAGTAGAAGTTACCCTTGATGAACTTAGAAAAGGTTATTCTCGACAACAAGATTATACTCAGAAAACCGAAAAGCTATCGCAAGATAGACGTAATGTAGATGAATTAAAAAATGAATTTACAAGGCAATCTGAGGAGGCAAAAATCAAACGAGACCAATATGAAAAACAACTTCAAATATTGTCAGAACAAATAAAAGCTAGTGAATCAAAAGTTGACTTAGATAAACTCTATGAAGAAGATCCTGCTGAATATGTGAAAGCAAAAGCAGAACAGGATAGACGCAAAGAGGCTATTGAGTTAGCTAGTAAAGAGCAAGAAAAGATCCAAGCTGAAAAACAAGATGAGTATAATAAAACTTATGCTAACTATCTTGCACAGCAAAGAGAACTTCTTTCTCAAAAATTACCTATTTATGCTGATAAAGAAAAAGGTGCAGAGTTTGTAAAAAATTTAACTAACTTTGCAAGAGATTCTTTAGGTTATTCCGATCAGGAAATAGCACAGCTTGTAGATCACAGAGCGGTACTTATGTTAGCTAATGCCTATCGTTACGATAGATTAAAAAAAGCTAATCTTAAAAATAAAAAAGTAACCAAAGTATCTAAGGTAGTAAGTTCTTCTAGCCCTAAAGTTCAAGACGATAGTGATGTTATGAAACGTATGAAGTCTAAAAAGGCAACTCTCAAAAAAACAGGAAAAGTAAATGATGCTGTTTCTGTTTTGCAAGAGATGTTTTCTCAATAACATATAGAAAGGACTAATTAGATGGCACAACCAACTAATACATTTGACACCTATGATGGTGCAAACTCTATAAGAGAAGATTTAGCTGATGTAATCTACGCAATTTCACCAACTGAAACTCCTTTTATGAGTAATGCCGCTAAAGGCACAGCAACAAGTACACTTCACGAATGGCAAACTGATGCTTTAAAAGCAGTAGGAGTAAATGCACAAATCGAAGGTGATAACTATGATGGTGAGGCAAGAGCCGCAACCACAAAACTTAACAACAGAACGCAAATATCTAGCAAAGCAGTAACAATTTCTGGTACTGATGATGCAGTAAACAATGCAGGTATGGGTACGCAAATGGCATATCAACTTGCAAAGATGGGTAAAGAAATCAAGCGAGACATGGAACACGCTATGGTTGGTTTATCAACTGCAAAAGTAACAGGTAATGCTTCAACAGCTAGAAAAGCGGCTTCTGTGGACACATGGTATGGAGGTAATCTTCCTGATGGTGGTTCAACTGCGGCTGGTAACTTCTTAGAAGTATCACTTACAACTGATCCTACAGGTGATGGTGCGGCGGCTCCTGCTGGAAACGGAACAACAAGAACATACTCAGAGGCATTATTAAAAAGTGCTTTAGCAGTATGTTTTGATAATGGTGGAGAGCCTGATACAGTTCTTATGACTGCGGCTCACAAGCAATTAGCTTCTGCATTTAATGGCGTGGCTTCAAAATATAAGGACGCCACAGATAGAGTATCTATTGGTACAACTGATATTTACGTTTCTGATTTTGGAGAAGTAGCTTTCGTTCCTGATAGATTGCAAAAAGCATCATTAGTAAACGTACTACAAATGGATATGTGGTCTATTGATTTTTTAAGACCATTCCAAACTACTGATCTTGCAAAGACTGGTGACTCCGATAAGAAGTTACTACTTGCTGAATGGACTTTAACTTGTAAAGCTCCAAACGCATCATGTGGAATATTTAACTTAGCTTAATATTTATTAAGTCAAAGGCATAGGGGAGTTTTAATACTCCCCTATTTTATTAACAAAGGAGTAAAAATGGGAATATTTAAAAAAACTAAATACTCATCACCATTAAGTAAAATGGTTGAGAATGCAAAAAAATCAGAACCTATGATTTCAAAAGGTAGTAACAACAAACAATCTAAAATGACTTCAGCAGGTGATAGAAAATACGATCCAATGTTAAGTTTTTCAGGTAATCAAGGATTAGCTGTTAAAGGAACAATAGATCAAATGATTGCAAAGGCAATAAAGTAATATGGCTACAAAATTCTCTCTTAATGAACCTAATGACGGATCAGTTGTAAAGACTAATCTTATTGTTGATGAAGCAGAGAATAAAATTCATATCGAAAACTATCAAGATCAAGCATCTATAAAAGAAATTTTAGACGCAAACAAGGTTGCACAAAACGAAGGTGCATATAAGTCAAAAGCTATGCAAAACGAAAAAGGTTATCGTGTAGCTAGACTTCCAAACATTGTAGTTCATCAATTAGCAAAAAAAGGCATATTAAATTACAATGGTAAAGTGTTAGACAAAACTAGATTTTTTAGATGGTTAAACGATTCTGATAACAGACATTTTAGAATTTATACAGGTAATTTATAATGGCAATAACTACATACTCTAATCTTAAAACAACAATAGCATCTTATTTAAACAGAGAAGATTTAACTGCTTATTTAGGAGACTTTATTACTCTTGCTGAAAGTAGATTAAATAGAGAATTACGAGTTAGAGAAATGGTAGAAATAAATACATCAACTAATACAGTTGCAGGTACACAAAGTTATGATTTACCAACTGGATATTTAGAAGCTTTAACTGTTATTTATCAGAGTAATCCATTTACTACATTAAGGTTTATGGCAAACTCAGATTTTTATAACAATTATAATTCTTCACAATCTTCAGGAACACCAACATATTTTACTATAGTTGGAACAAAAATTTTATTAGGTATGCAACCTGATTCTGCACAAACATTACAAATAAATCATTATAAAAAAGTTAGTGCATTATCTGATAGTAATGCAACAAATGACATTCTTACAAACTATCCTGAATTATATTTATATGGAGCATTAGCTGAGAGTTCACCTTTCTTAATGCAAGATGAAAGATTACAAATATGGGCAGGATTATACAAAGAGGCATTAAAAAATGCTAATGAATCATCATCTAAAGGATCTACTACTTCTTCACCATTACAAATGTCAACAACGCAGGTGGCATAGATGATTGAGTTTGGAGATTTACAAGCTGATCTACCTGCATATCAAAACTCAGGTGCATTAAAAGTAGATAATGTTGTGCCTTTAGCTAAAGGTTATAGAGCTTTAGCAGGATTTCAAAGTTTAACGACTTCACCTTTAACAAGAG